AATAAAGCGGAGCCGTTAACCTTACCCATCAATCCAGTTTTCAATAGTCATAATTTCCCGATGCACAATGTTTGTGTCGGTAATACTTGAAAGGCTAGTCTGTTGCACAAGTTTAGCGGTTACAATCTTGCCAACCTCAAGCAGTAAATAATTTTCGGGATAAAGGCAAACAAGCTGCAAAATAGAGTCGGCTATTGTGTCCGCATCAAAGCGTCCGTATGGAGCAATCCCAGCCGTTACAACGTCCAAAGTAATCGTGGTGATGTAATTATATTCTTGGTTGTCTTTGTCGTCCTCTTGGGTCTGATTTGTAATAAGAATGTAAGGAAAATTGGCATCGTCAGGCGCAAAGGTATCGTAGCAAAGAACTGGCGCACCTTTGTAAGTAATGGTTCCGTTTAAAGCTGACCAATAAGCCTTGCGTACAAACTTTTTAATATTTCTCATTGTCTCTTTTTCAATAATGTTGTTAAAGTCCGCTCAATATTTTTTGGCAACTCGGTTCTTTGCTTAAAAACTTCAGGGTAAAAGAAAGGTCTTGCTGGTAAGTTTACCTCTCTAATTCCATCGCCTATAAATTCACTTGCAAACTGAACTAATTCAGTTGGAATTTTTACGCTTGTTCCTGTTCCAAATTCAACGTAAGGTGCGTAATGAGCGCCAACTTCAACACCTCCAGTAATTTGGTTTTTACTTACTTTGATTGGCGTTGACTGAATGCTTTGCTTTAGCGCTCCGCTCTGTACTTTGACATTTGAAACCGCTTCTGACTCAATAGAAAGCATGGCATCCTCTACCTCTGCTCGCACGTAGTCAGCAACGTCGCCCTCTAAATCTTTTAAATACTTATAAAAGGCATTAAGGCTTTTCTTGTCAAAGTTAATGCTTACCATTAATCTCGTTCTTTAGCAATTAGCTTAATCATTCTGTCGTACTCAAGCACGTCAATTATGTTGTCAATGATTAGCGTTCTGTTATCGTAAACAATGTGCATTGACTTTGTAATTGTAACCAAAGGATTGTCTCGGATAATTATCTCCCAAGTATTTTTTATAACCATTTGGTCCTCGCTATTCTGTCGAGTTCCATTTAGGTTAGTAACCTTTGCCCAGCACGTATAAGTGACGCCCATTGAAGAGTAGTAACCTCCAAAGCCATCCGCAAATAGCGTTGGGTTTAGGAATTGTATGCGCTCCCGTAAATCGCCAGCTTTAAGTTCGTTGTTAGTCCTCATGCACCAAACCAGTTGTAAGTCTTGTAAGGCATCAACAATGCTTTTACTCCCAAAGGTGTCTCTGCCACAATTGTTCCAACAATAATGTCCTCACGTCTCTCGTACATAGTATTAACCAACATTTTAATTGCAAGCTTTATGTCCTCAGGAACGCTTGTAAATCCAGCTGTGTAAACCATTTTAAATTTAAAAGATTGGTGACCGCTAGTAATTGCAATCTTTGGAAACAAACCAATGTTTAGCTGGTAATTTAAAGGAGTTTCGACATTGTTTTGGTCAATAGTTACCACTTTAGTAACGTCACTTGCAGAAACAAGAGGACCATAAGGCAACTGCCATTGATACGGGAAACCAAAAGAATCAATTGTAACAGTCTTACGGATAATTGCTTTACCCATAAAAGCCTCGCATTGCAAACGAGCCATTTTTATAAGGCTAGTAATTAAGGTGTCCTCAACGCTGCCGTCAATTCTTGCGTATTCTTTTGCCTCTGCCAATGTAACTGGTTCGGTAACTGGAGCAACGTCTGCAAACTGGATGGAATACCCAGTAAATGACGAGTTGCTTGGTGTGTATAATAAATCACTCATTGTATGGTTTCTTTGCTTTGTCAACGATAAAATTAAAGAATCTTTCCAACTCTTGGTCTTGGTATTTCAACCGCTCATCGGCAAGGTTTCGCATTATATTTTGGTGAAAGTCGTAAAGTATTTCGTCGCTCATCAACTCCTCAATCTTTGCAGCCATTCCGTCAAGGTCATCACGTTCAAAATATAATCCAGCTGGTCCAAGGCATTCTTTTAATCCATCCGTAGGCGTGCAGATAACTGGCAGGCGATTAATAGCAGCCTCCAAACCAACACGTCCATAAGACTCGTAATAAGATGGAACAAGCACAATATTTGTTTTGCCATAAATCAAATGCACGTCAGGAGTTTGCGCCACATACTTTAAATTCTTCAGCGTATCATCAATGATTTGCTCGCCATAGCTGCCAAGCACGCCCAAAAATTTGCGTTTTGGCAATCGCTTGGCTAGTTCAATTAATATCTGACCGCCTTTATTTTCGTTGCAGTTAATTAGCGTAATGTATTGTCCGTGCTTGCGGTTGTACTTTACGTCCTCAGGAAAAATAGGAGGCTTGCAGACAATAGATGCATTTGGATAAGCACCGTTTTGTAAATTCTTTTCGTTTGCTTTATTGTTGTAAACTACGTGAATGTTTTGTGATTTAAATCTGACGTTTCGATAATCTGAATCGTTGTGGCTTAAAAAAATTAGTTGCTTTTTGTACTTCATGCACCAATTTATTGCAACGCCTGTATTGTCAAGGTGAGTAAATACAACGCTTGCAGTTTGCAAGGCTAAAAAAAAGTCGTTTGAATAGTACCCAGTTATAAACTTGATAAAGCTAAACTTTTCGCCGTCAGGGTAAATCTGACTTTCGGGTAAAATAACTTGAATATTGCAGCCTTTTTGATGCAAATATTTAGCGTAATGTTGAACCGTCCACTCGGCTCCTGAGTTGTGCGTGCCTGCCCAAGCGTGTACAAAGAAAACAATATTCATTCCTTTAATGGTTGATTTCGATTAAAGGTATTGATTTCTAGATAAATAAAAAAAGGACGCCAATAAATGACGCCCTTTTAACATTAAACTAAACACCTATTTTACTTATACTGCGGAACCGTTAGCCAAAGCAGCTGCAAAGTTTCCGTATACCAAAGCTTTAGAGTTGTAAACTGCAAATGCAATTCTCTCCTCAACTCGTACAGTTACAAAGTTCTTAGTAACGTTGTCAGCATCCTGCTCGAAGAACTCAAGAGTTACACCCTGACGAACGAACAATTGAGAACCAAGCGCCCAGTCACCAACGAAGAAATCGCCAGCAGTTACGGCATTGATGCTATAAACAGGAACTCCCAAGATGAACATTTGTCCACCAGCCATAGAAACGTAGCTAGGTAGTGCGTATGCTCCAGTAGTTTCCTTAACAGATACCAATTGCAAGTAATCGCTTGGGTTGATAAGGATTGCGTTTGGAGAATATTCGTCTTTGGTAGTTTGAACAACCGCAGCAGCAAGAACGTCGAATCTGTTGATTAGAGTACCAAATTTAACAGTAGTCCAAGCAGAGCCATCAGTTGCAACACCATGCAAGTTTTGACCGCTACCGCTTCCGTAAAGGATTTGAGTATCTTCTACGTTCAACAATTTGCTAGGCGCACGGCTAGAAAGGTAAGCAATCAAACCAGGAGTATCGTCCAACATTTCTTTGGTCAATCTCATAAAGGTTGGGATTGTTCTTACAGAACGGTCAACCGCAGTCAAATCGAAATCAGACTGAGGCTTTGGAGAACCTTGTGCAGTTGGCGCAGCAGCGTTGTCGTAAGCACTTTCACGTACGAAACGGATAAGGTTAGAGCTAGTCTGTCCAGTAGGGATAAGGGAACGAACGTGAATACGTCTGTTAGGGTCAAACTTCAAATCAGGAACTCTGTCCGCTGGGATAACTTCGCCAGTGTAAGCGTTTCCAACTGTCATGTCGGCACCTTTCATGTCCAACTCCATCTTTACTTTGTTGGAGTTTCCGCTCTTGTAGTTAGCGAAAGAATCGCCAGCAAAAGCTTTTTCCAACTCAGAAGAGAAAGAAGCAGCTTTCTTAGAACCAGCAAAGCTAGCCTGAGTTCTTGCATCTACTCCGTCCAACTGAGCCTGAAGAGCATCAGCTTTCTCGTTTAACTTAGCGGTTTCGGCAGAAAGTGACTTTCTGAACTCCTCACCAGCTTCTTTCATTGACTTTACGTCTGAAATCAAAGCTTCGTTTGACTCCAATTTCGCAAGTACTGAATCCAATTGTGATTTAATTGCGTCCATTGTGTTTTAAATAAATTTTTTAAGTTTCTGATAATATTCAAATTCCAAAGCCATTGCAATTGTCGGGTCCTCTTCGCTTTTGAATTGAGTTTCCTCGGATTCTACAATTTGGACTGACTCCAATGCCTTTAGGTGATTTTCAATTTGTTTTAATCCTATTTCAAGTTGAATCATTGACTCGTCGGTAAGGTCACCATTGCGTAAAATGTTGCAAAACTTAGCAATCATCTCCTCGCTTTTTGGCTTATCCCAGCTTTTCATTGACTCGATTGGTGTATTTGGATTGGCTCCCCAAGTAACTGTTGAACCTTCCCAAAGTTTAATCTCTCTGATTTCTCGGTAACCAGCCTTGTTGTCTGCTTTAATAATTTCAAAGCCAACAGAATGCTCGTTAAATACGCCCTCGGCATAAAGCTTTATTACGTCTTTGCCGTAGCTTGTTTCGGTAATCTTAGAGGTAAAACGCAAGCCTTTAGCGTCCTCCATTAACTCCATAGGTTTAGCCAATGGCATCAAGGGATTGTGCTGGAGTAGGTGCATAATTCTATTACGTCCCTGCGGTCCATTCTCAGCAATTGTTTTTTTATAAGAGCCTGAAACAATAACGTCGCCGTCTGAATCAATGTTGTTAAACGCAGAAAAGTAACCAGTAACGATTCCTTTTACCTCGTCAATATCTTCGATTATTCCTTGGCTTATATTCTTGTAAATCATTGTCGCTTTTTTTGTAAAAATAAAAGGGTTAAAAAAAAATGCAAACCAATAAATTTATTGATTGACAAAATGCAAGGCTCTTGCTTCGCTTTCCTCGAATAGACTTGTATAATTTTTATAAACTCCCTCAATGTCACTTTCGCTTGGTCGCTGAAAAGATAGGAATGGCACGCAAATATAAGAGTTGCCACGTGGGTGGACTTCTGTCCTAAAATATTCGTCAATTGGTATATCCAAATCTAATTCTGCCATCTGCTTTGCAAATCTATAAGAATAAAGTATTCCATGCGTTGTCCAAGAGCCATAA